CAATGCCAGCACGTTTGCTAGCATACTTGGCCATCATTTCTCCGCTAGCAAAAATACTATCCAAATCATCGTCACTACGTATAAGAACGCAACTTGAGAATTGCTTAGTTGGAGTACCAAGGCCAGCCAATACAGGAGTGGCAAGAGTAAACAGGCCATCACTAGCCGCATTGTAGTACTCTTTGATGTAGCGCATTCTCGCGCTGTTCGGTTCTTCTTTGTGAAATACAGTAGCGGCCGCGACCATGTATCTAACTTGCGGAGTTTCATAAATTTCCTTTGTAGCACGATTGCGTACCAAATACTTTTCAATCAATTGTTCAATTGCAGCGTATCCGTACTCTTCATCTTTGTCATGCTGGAGCATTTCATTCATTCGGTTCCAGTCTTCTTCTGTATACCATTCAAGAAGCTCCGATGTGTAAAGACCTGTTGCTACATTCTTCTTTACAATTTCATACAAGTGTGGCACTTCGTAACTGCCGTAAACATCTTTACGTAGCATACTTAGGCGTTGCTTGCCTGCCACGTATTGGTAGTTAGTGTGACCAACGTCAGGATTATTTTCTACATCGATAAGGTCTACAATAGCCCTTAGTGTAATTTCGTCAATTTCTTTTGTAGTGATACCATCATAAAAGTGCGGCTGACTTTTGATTTCTATCATACTTTGACTGACATCTGCTATACCCTTACAAACTTTGGCAATTTGCGTTTGCCATTTTTCAATCATTAGGTATTCTTTTTTGCCGCTTCTTTTTATTACAGTTATGTTCGTCATTGTTATTCTCAGTGTCTTGTGTTGCTAGACGATTCTAGCCAAAATGCTTTTAATAGAAAACTTATTTAGTGAAGTGGCGGCATCACATAAATCTTTAAGTCTGTCAGGGTTTTCGGTAGTGTTTGAGCCGATATCCACCCATCTGAATCGTACCCATAGACCTTATCATCTAAGCAAAGCAAATAATACACTGTTTTAATGTTTTTGTCTAGTGCTATTTTTATCAATGGTGTACTATCTTTGTAATGACTAGTTAATTGAAGTGTATAACATACTGCCAAAATTATATTGAATGGGCAGTATTCATTTTCGTCTATTAATTCCCATGCTGTAGGCCAAGTTGTTTGGTCATATGGGTCGGTGTATATTTTTACCTTTGGTACTTTTTGAAAGTAGTTGTGTACATCTTCCATTGGCATAGAAGATGTTTCCAAACGTTGCCTAAAGTCGTACCAATCAGTTAATCTATGTTTAGATTTTCTATCTATATCTTTGAACATTAACTAAGTGCTGAGTATGAGTATGTGAATGTGTTAACATCACCAATGTTGTCATTGGTGTAGTTTACTACTACAGTTTTTACACTGCTAGTAGTAGTAACTTGAGCGCTGAATACCACGCGGCTGTCTTCCGAAGGTGTGCCTACATATTCGTATTCGTCAACTAACTGAACAGTGCTGTTATTCTTATCAACTGCAATGTGTAGTTTTCCCTTACGCATCTGTGTAAAGTTTGTGCTTTGAAATACATAGTCTACTTCGAATCCACTACTGGTGTTAAGCGGTAATCTAAAGGCTTGTACGCTGGTAGTTGCGTATAACAAACTAATAGTTGTTGGCATATTTTGTTGTAGGTAGGCGCGACCTTCAATTTCAGGAATATATGCTTCAGCCCAATTGCCGGTAGCTAACTCAATTGCTCTATCAAAGCTATCTTGTAAACTGCTATTGCCTGCTGTGGTAAATTTAATTTGACCGTAAAGATTATTTGCGTTGCCGCCACCGTTGTTACCTACATCGATATAAGTATTTGCCTGTGAACGGTTGCCGTAACCTTTGTCAACTAGAAATCCATATTGACTAATCGTGTCGAACAAACTGTTACTCACAGTGTTCTTACGTGGGCCAGGCTCGCCGCTGGCTGTGCCTTCTCCAAATCCTATACCTTTCTGTAATGTCTTGAATACGCAGTCATCGAAGTGGTTATGTATGATGTTAGTATTAGAATAGGCGCCGTAGGTAAATCCTTCTGCTTCTATGCCTATAAATTTATTTCGTTGTGTTGTTATTACTGAACTAGTTGCTTGTAGTTCCATGGCAATACTGTTAGCAACTGTGCCGTCTGCGTGTACCCATGTACCGGATGTTCTTAAGTTTACGAACTCACTGTCCCTAACGTTAAGAATATAAAAAGATCTAATACCGTCTACGTTAGTAGTGACACTAAAGTCTTTTAAAAGAACATCTCTAACTTGATTGTTGTAAGTAGTTGGGCTGGTATTTCTACTAAGCACAGTACTGGTGTTGTTTATAAATTCAAATACTGTAGTGGTATTAAACACAGGGTAATCGTAAAACCCTGTTTCGCTATTGCCCAATGTAATTGTTAAATCGTTTGCTGGAGTAGCACCGCCTAGGGCAGTGCCTAGTACTTTAATGACATCACCAACTGCGTAGCCACTGCCGCTGTTTAACACTCTAATTTGTGTGTTTGAAGTTTGGTAAGTTGAACTACCTGCGCTAGTTCTAGTTATGGCAAAGATTGCTCCGCTGCCTGTGCCTGTTACTGCTGTAGTTGCCACTGTTGGGTAACTAGCTGTAGCGCCAGATGCTACAGCAATCGCCACTCCCGGCGTCAATGCTTTACTTGTTCCAGCATCACTGATACCGCCTTTGACAAAATTAAAAACAGTATGGTTCTTACCTGATCCGATAAGTCTCACATAGCTGGGAATATACAATGTTCCTGTAATTCTATAAGTGCCCGGATCAAATTCAATAGCCACTCGATTTGAAGCTGTGGCTGTAATGTAAACACTGTTGATAGCGTTTTGTATTAATGCTGTTTGATCAACTGAGCTATCCAGTCCGCTGATGCCAAAACTGGCAGCATTTACTCTACCTTCATCTAAACGCTGTTGTACAGTACGTTCAGTAACATTGCCGTTAAGCCCTGTTAGTATAGAAGTATCGGAGGGTTTGTATTTGTATTGATCTAACAGATCCAGAATGTTATCGTGCTCTGTGAGAATTTTAGTATTTCCCACTAACGGTGCGCCTTCACTAACAGCGCCGTTACCCACGTATAATTCCTGCGTGTCAATGGCCCATGCCATTTCACCGCTGGCTAACTGTGGAAGACCCGATTCTAATCTCTTACCGCGTCTTAATTGAATTTTACTTATCTGGACAACAGCCATAATATATCCTCTTTATACGATATTTAGCTGTTTTCCTTGTAGTATTGTTCCACCCGCTTACACCATTCTTCGGTCCAGTAGTCGAAGTCCTTGGGCTCTAGTGTAAACTCTTGATATTCGTAGTCTTTGCTACACATTAGAATAACACCCTTGCGTATGTTAGTGCCGTGTACTTCATTGTGTGCCAATGCGTAGGCTGTTAGCTGTAGGAAGTAATCGCTAATGTATTCTAGTTTCTTGGGTTTGTTAGTCTGCTTAAAGTCTAGGATGCTTTCGTCGCCTGCGTGTACTCCTACACAGTCAGTAGTTCCCGCATATAGTTCTGGAAAGTACAAAGGCACTTCACTGCCCCATACTTCAGTAACATTCTTCATACCTTCAGCGATAACAATGGAGGCCATCTTGTGGCTTTGTTGGCTAAAAGGATTTGTACCTGGATCGTTGATATTGCCCTGCTTGACAAAGTCCTCTAGGAACTTGTGCATCCGTGTTCCACGGTTGGCAGCTTCAGTGGTAATCTCTTGTGCCTTCTTTTCGCCTACTGCTTTTCTCCAGTTGGCTAACGCAATGCGTGATTCAGCAGGCTTAGTTTTATCCAGGATAGTCGTAACACTAGGGACTTTATGTCCGTCGGGTGTTGCGTATAATCGCTTACCCTGAGACTCGTCCCTAGCTAGTTTGGTATATTGGTATCGTTCAATTAGTAATGTCATAGTACATTATATAGCACTATAACATTAAAGTCAACCTACCATCTTGGCAGCTGCTCTTTTTGCGGCAGCATTTACACCTGCTTTGGCTTTATCCTTGTCGCCTGGCTGACCTGGTTCTTGTTTCTTAGCTTTGGTTTTGATAGTGATACCGTTTTCGTCGAAGTTGTCGACTAGCTCTTTTAAAGCAGGATTGGCGTCAAACTGTGCTTTGAATGCATCATAGTCAACTTCTTGTCCAGTTGTATTCTGCATCATTTTAGAAACGGCGGGCCACGAGAATTGAGCTGTAACGCCCTTACTGTCAGCACGACTTTGAAGATTAGAAAGGATGCGGATAATCATATCCGCATCTTCATTTATTTTTTTTTTGAGCTTAAAATTGTGCCTAGCTTGCGGCTATATTGAATGCTTTCTCTTTTCATTCTGCCTGCGGCATCGGCGCCACCAGTTGCTGGTTCGCTTGCTCCGAATTCGTCTCCGCCTTCTTCAGGTGCTGACATAGTACTTGGCATTGCTGCGCCCATATCGCCTGTCGGTGCTGCGCCTGCTGCGCCCATAGGAGCTTCTTCGCCTGTTAGGATACTAACTGCCTGTGCCAATGTTGTACGATGGCCTTCTAGGTTTGTATACAAATCTTCAAGAGCAGGTTTTACTTTATCACTGAACTGTTGGCTAACATCACTGCCCATTTCGTCTCTTATAGAGTCGACTAACTCTAACATTGTTTCAGCTTTCATGCTGGATACATCTTCTAACCAACCAGTAACACGGTCAACCATGTCACGGGCGCTCATAATTAGAGCTGCCTTTTCTTCTTCGCCTTCTAGCAGTGTACGCTCGCTGAGTACAGCACGTAACACTTCCATGGCTTCGCCTACGCTTTCTTTCTTTGCCATCTTAGTGGCTGTGGCATGCATGACCTCTTCGCCTTTTTCACCATAACGCTTTTTAAATTCGCCTTTGGTTTTCTTCATGCCTTTGACATACTTTTCTTTCTTGCCCTTTTCGTCGTCGCTTAGTGTACGCTCTTTGATAGCTTGACGGATAACATCAAGCATGGCACGATTCTTTTGATAGTCGTTATTTTCTAGTACGCTGTCAAAACTATTTGTTTTTTCAAAGCTACTGATTCTTTCTGACAGTTGTAATTGTACATTTTCTAGTTGTACGTCACTGAACTTGTCAATGCTCAAGCGATAGCCAAATTTCTTTGCTAGGCTTTCATTTAGCTTTTCGCTAGTTACTTTATTCGATAATTCTCTGATTTGCATGTTAGCATCCTAAAAGACTTGTTAATGTTATTTATCAAAACATGGCCTTAAACTTGGCCTCTATTTGGGATTTAGTTCGCTTGGCTCGTTCGCTAGTTAGTTCCCAACGCCATAAAGCCAAGTCTCGTTTGTCTAAATCCTTGTATGTTTTATATTTGTGTTTGAAAATTTCGGCATCAGTTGAATTTTGATGATAGTTGTTGTCTAAATCTTTAACTTCGTTATAAGGTGTTAAACTATTAACGCTGTAGTACTTAGCTGCCATCAGGGCACAGGCCTTTAAATTAAATGTATCTATTAAATTTCCGCCTATCCTATACAAACTATAGTTGCCTCTTTTATTCTGCTTGATTTTAAAGTTCTTATAGACTACACTGCCGTTGGCCATAACGGCAATAGGCAGTGTATTTTTAAATTCTGCTTCTAAGTATTGTTCTAATCGTTCTGCTTGGCGTTTAAAATTCATTTGCTATTACTCTAGGATTGTTTGTTCCTATCTTAATTACCAAACTTTTACGTATCATACCCTCAATCGTGAAACGATCTCGTTCGTTAAAACTGTTAAGGTATACCATAGTGTTTAATCGCTCAAGCAAAGCTTCTTCTTCACGGCTAGTGAATATCTTGAAGTCGCTGATTAGTTCGTTAATTTTCATCTTAGTTTAGCAATAGTTAACATCTTGTTAAGTTCTTCGTAAAACTGTCTATCTTCCGCTGTTTTTTTGTTAAGTGGATTAGTAGGATCTTGTCCTGCGGCAGCAGCTTTAGTAGGACCTTTTTGGCCCGCACCCGGTTGTGCCATTGCGGCAGAAGCAGCTTGACTATCTCTGGCAGCATTATAAGGAGCTGGTCGATTTGCACCAGGTCTAGCAGCCATCTGAGCAGCAGTTGGGCCACCTTGACCTCCACGTCCTCCGCCTGCTGTGCTAGGAGCAACGCCTTGTGGTAGTGGAACATTACCACTTACTGCTTTTGGAAATTGTTGCATTGCGGCTCGAGTTTGTGGTCCCATAATACCGTCTGCTTTAATCTTCGCACCTGCAGCAATTAACTTATCCTGTAATGCTTTTATGTTAGGATCTGACTTACCTTTTGCTGGTGCTGCCGCTGGTGCCGCTGGACTTGCGGCTTGTTGTGCTGCTGGTGCCGCCGCGGTAGCTGTCTTCTCACCTGTTTCAGGATTCGTTCCATCTGGCATTGTTACATTTTGACCAGCTGCGTTAACACCGTTGGCTGCTTGAGTGGCAGCTGTCATTGCCGCTCCCATGTCGGCATCAGCTTGATCTGCACTGGCAGCATATTCTTTTTCTTTAGCTGCTTGTGCGTTAGCTTTCATGGCCGCTCCCATGTCAGCATCGTCTTGATCGGCTGCTGTTGGTGTACCAGCTAATTGTTTCATTCTAGCTAATTCTGCTGCCGCTTCTTCCCCTGGATTACCTGCGCCTGTTGCTGCACTAGTTGAATTTCCGCCAGCGGCGTTAGCTCTCATTGCGGCGCCCATTTCAGCATCATCATTGTCTGCTTGATTAGGATCAACTTTTTGTGCCGCTGGTGCTGCTGGTGCTGCCGCTGGACTTGCGGCTTGTTGTGCTGGTGCTGGTGCTGCCGCTGCTGGTGCTGCTGCCGCTGCTGGTGCTGCCGGTTTACCTTTGTTAGGTGCTCGTCCAAGAATTATTGGATCGTTAATATCTGGCTTGCCGCCACCGCGTGTTAACCATTCTTGATCCTTCGGTGTTAGTGCTGCAAACTTGGCAGCATCTGCACCGGTATAAGGGTTTTCAAACAGTTGTTGTTCCATTAATCTATCAGCGGCTTTGTGTAAACCCGCAAGTCTTAACATTCTAATAGCTTCATTCATTTTTTCAATTCCTTCTGTAGTCGCTGGTTTAAAAACAGTTTCGCCAGGTTTAGGTTCATCTGGTTTTTCTCCGCCGGCTGTTGGTGTTTTAGATAATACAAAACCTTTGCCAGTCGGATCGCGAGTTAAGCTGGCCTTAGGCGCAATAGTCTGTGTTCCGTCTTTGTTATCAATAGTGACTTTGTCACCTGTGGCGTTCATGATTTGACCTGGTGCGTCCATTTCTGACACACCTTGATCTACAGCTTTTGCTTTTGCCTCGTCTCTAGTACGACTGTAGCCTCGCGATATTGCTTCACGTTCCTGGTTAGGATATACAGATACTTTGAACATTTTGCCATCTTTTACCACGTACCAATCAGTTGGATCTAAGTCGTGTCGTTCGTCGTTAGCGCCACCGTCATCTTGATATGCTTGTGATTGACGTTTGCCCATACCACTCACACTGCTGTCATAGTCACGTTGGTAAGCATCTCTGCGACTTCTGTAGCCTTCTACTGCGTCAATGTTTTCTTTTATTTGTCTAACTTTCATTTATGTTCTCCGAGGCTAAGAGCCTTGTCTTGTAATTTGTTAATGTGTTGCTGTAACTGCTGAATAAAACCTTTGGCTCTTAGCACTTTAAACGCAACGTTTTCAACACTGAATTCTCCGCCTTGTTCTAGCCCTGACTGACGTAGCTTTCTAATCTCTTGATACATCTCTTTTGCTTCGTCAATATCATCAGTGGTTAAAGCCTGCATAATCTTATTTAAGTAATTTTCAACTTTGGCTTCAACATCCCCATCGTCTATCTTGATGGTGGCCATAGTGGGTTCACTGATCCACTTGTTGTCTAATACACTGTATATGCCCAAACTATGATGCGTTTGGTCTTCTGGCTGTACATACACTTCTACATCAATGCCCTTGATCTTGATGTCGTGTACGTAATTATACTGATTTTTCTTGGCGTCGTAAAGTGGCTTTAGCAACAGTTCGCGCTCTTTGGGCACTGTCACTATGAGATGTAAATCTATATCACTTTGAGCTGTGTAACTGTAGGCAGCATTACTACCTGAAATGGTAACGTCCTTTAGCAGGAGTTCTGGAATGTCTATAAAATCTATAAAATGTCTAGCTATTTGTAACAACTTGTATCTAACTTGCGGTTTAATTACAGAACCGTGCCATAGCAACGGGTTGAGTTCCTTGTGAAACTGAACAGCTGAATCCACTATGCCTTCTGTAAATTCTCTTAGATACATACATTACTTTAAAAATTTAAGCACAGTGTCTGCGTGAGCCGCTGCCCAACTTACTACCACAGCGCCGCCGGCAATCATGTAAAGCCACTTTTGTTTCCATTTTTCTAAATCGGAAATTTTAGTTGCCAGTTCCGCATGTTGAGTACATGATGCTGAATACATTTCGTCTAGTTTACCTATAAGACTATCTCTAGTCTGGTCCAGACAATCATGCATTTCTTTGACGTCCCCTTTAAGGTCGTCCATCTTTTCGTTTAAATTCTCTACCTTGGTTTCTACTATACCAAGGCGTTCTACTGTAGTTGCCATCGAGGGCGTCTCCCATTGCTTAGTTTGGCTGAATGCCGCTATTATAAGTTTGTATCAACGCCTATGTGCCTAATTATTATAGTATATTTATTCGCGCAAGTGGAAAACAATATTCTTCCCTGGATCCTGGGTATTGAATACTCTATGCGTTTGGGTCATACTTTCCCCCAAATTACCGATATATGGCACTAAATGAAAGTCTTCTTTGAGAAACCCCAGGGCATCGTTGTCCACAGTATAATAGTCGCTTTCAGTTGTCCAATCAAAGCGCCATACTCTTAGTAGTTCGTCTGTACTAAATCCCACTAAGGATCCTTTAACTTCTAGCAATTGAGGACCACTGCTATAAAATATGTTTGAACGTAAACCCAGTGTATGTATCACTGTGTTGAAGTTTTGTTCTTGCTGCCAAAGTCGTTCTTTACTATGTTCATGACGATGTTGCCCAGTATGTGTTATATCAACAAGTGTATATAGTTTATAGTTCATGCTATATTTAATTACTGCCCTACTAAGCGTTCTAAGTTTGCGGCGATGCTTATTCTATACTCGTCAGCATTGCTGGGCATTACCTTATGTTCTAATATCCCTGGAAACATTAGCATTAGTCCAGGGTATGGAGTAAGCGAATATTCTACACCGTCTTTTCTAAAAACTATATTTCCAGAGTCATCAGGTACTTGTAAGTAGAATACACAAGCATATCTTTTAAACTCATGTGTGTGCCATTCGTTCCAGTGATCGCGGCCGTTAATATTAACCCAAAATCTACGAGTAGTGGATTGACAGATACTTTCTACATGTTCGCGTAATGCTTTTATCCAAGGCTCTTCTTGCGTAAACTTATCAGAGCGCCAACCGCCACGATTAGTCATCTGCCTGCTAGGATGATACTCTTTGAGTTTTAATACAAGGTCTATTAACTCGTCGGTAATCTTTATACTCTTTATGTGAATATCTAATAATTTTAAAGTTTGTTCGTCCATCTAGTATTTAATAGTCGTAAAAAAGCCCTAGTAAAAACTAGGGCCCCTTCCCATCCCGAGGAAGATTAATTAGGCTACTGTAACACCTGTTAAGGCAACTTTAGTAACTTCAGCAGTACCGCCAATTGCAGCAACGATAGCTGCTTCAACGATACTGTATGTTACTGTACCTGTTACTGCATCACCAGTTGTTGCGCCAGGGTTTGTGTTGAAGTCTGGAGCTAGATAGCAGAATGTGCTGCCGCCTTCAACGATTGTATCGTACTCTGGTGCGAATACTGCGAATACTTCACTAGTAACTTGAATAGCACGAATAACTCTAGACCATGCGCTGTCAGCAGCTTCTGGGCTGGCTGTCAGGTCTTCGGAAGTAACTGCAACTTTGAAAAGTTGTAGATTAGGTGTGCTGAACGTTAGCAATGGAGCACCATTAGCAACGCCTGTTAGGGCAGCGCCTGGGCTTGGTAAAACACGTAGGTAGTTTGCTGCGATGCTTACACCACCGCTGGTTTGTCCGATTAAACTTGGCATAATAATATCTCCTCTGATTTATGCTTTAAGCCACACTCTGTGGCCTTTGTAATATTATTTAGTTCAAACGGAAAAAACTAGCCCAAAAGGGTTACTTTTCGCGATTGTAACTTTGAGGATTCTGTAGGTGTTGAACCAGGACGGGCAGCAGATCAAAGTTGGCTAATCGGCTTCTAAAGCTGTTTAAGATGCGGTATGCCATTTGCTGTACGTCGCTGTCTAACGGATCGTGATAGCTTAACATACGGCGTATTTCTTTATACTCGTAGTTGTCTATGCTTAGTGCTTGTTCCAGCTGCATGAAAAAATAGTCGCCTCGGCCTGAGTTTCCGGGTAAGCTGTGTAGCCATCCGTTCAAGGCAGTTACTGGCAAGAATGTACGTTCTCTAGCCATCTTTGCTTGGCTGCTGCTGAATATCTTTTCGACACGATTGCTAGGCGCTGTAACAAAGAATATAAAGTTATGTAGATCCGTTGCGCTGGATCTAAATTCAGTATACCCGCTATACTGTGCGGTTTGCCTAGCATAGTTTGCGGCAGCATCTTGGCCTTTCTTTAATCTGCTTAGGAACTCTAATGCCAATACGCAAAGGTAAACAGATTCGCAAGCTTCTTTAAAGGTTATCTTTACATCCGCTTCATTTTGAATGATACGTGCTTCGTGTAACTCTTTGATAAAACTCAACGACATACGAGACTCTGTTAAACCTATCTTAGCTGAAATCGCATTCCAGTTAATGATCTTCCATTGGTTGGCAAGATAACCCTTTTTGTCTGCTTGGTAGTCCAATGCCCACGCATGTTCCCACCAGTCTATCAACAGCACAATGTCTTTTTTAATCTGATGATTGACGATAGTTTTGATCTTTCCGTCCTTGGACAAATAGACCCACCCACTGCCTTGTATAGCCATTGCCACTTTTTCAAACTCTTCTTTAAAATTACTGAACGATTTAAAATGTTCATTGATAAGTTCAGCAATAGGACCTGTAGGATTATTACTACTTGAAGGGCTTTGAAATTGTGTAAAGTAGATGTTGTGTAGGAAAGCACCTGCTTCGTTAAAGTCTGCGTCGCCTTCGTTTTTGTTAAAACGTGTGACGTAACCACCATACAATTCATCATAATGGTAGTCTATAGTTTCCTTGCTCATACTAGGTTCTAGGTCATTGCGAGCATAGGGTAACTTGGTATGTTCTAACTTCATGTAGGTGTCCAACGCTTTCTAGGCACTAGCTTTACTTTACCAAACTGCTTAGATGCGTCAGGGTAACGAACTCGGCCTTCGCCGTTTGTGTCCCATATGTCTGCCTGTTGTCCAGCTTCCACTTGATCTATGACACTGTCTTTTAAGTTCATTATCTGTATGACTAGACTAAAGATAGCAGCCAAAGAATTTTTATTCATTTGCGCTAGTTCTTTGATTTTAGTCTGCTTGTTGGTACTGACCTTACTGGTAGTTAGCCAGTTGTAAAAATGCTCAGGGTTCATTGCGTCAAGCTGTTTGGCTTTGGCAGTTTGATTTACATAGGTATATAAAATATTTTTAAGATCACCTAGTCCCGCAGTGCCTTGTAGGAAGTTATCAATCTGTGCGGCATGTTGATTTAGGTAGCTTTCAACACTGGCAATAGCATCAGTGTCCACTGCGGGAGTAGTGGAGTTGTATATAGGACCTTGTACAATTAGTTCAGCTGTTTGATCAAACATACTAAAATCATCCATAGGTTCTTGTTCATCGTCGCTCATTCCAAACTCAGGAAAGAACGCATGTCCAACTACCATAACTTGTGCTTGGCTAATACGTTTACCCAAGTCACTATCGCCTCTTACGTGATAACATGTCTTGCTCTTAGGATTAGGACAGAAGGTGTAAACACCCTGTTGATCTAGCTCTGGCTGCTTTAAGAACAAGCCGTCTGCGTACACAAAGCCCACGAAGTCACGTGGAGTTGCTCTATCAAATAATGGATACAACTCGGCAAACTGGCGAGCAAATTGTTTACGGCCAGCTAGCTCTTCTGGAGTCTTTGCGCTGCCGCTTTTGTTAACAATAAAGTCTGCTAGCTCTTCTGGGCTAGTTGTCATGGCACCACGGCTCCATCCATTGTGTCCTGCTAGTACAAGTGGCCCGCCTTTCTCTGCTCGTCCCCAATAGATTTGAGGATTGCCGTCCCACTTCATACGCAGGCTTTTAGCACCGTCTTCCGTTGCTAAATCTTTAATGTGACTTAATGCTTCTAGTGTGCCTTTGCTGCCATGGAAGAATACTAGATCTTCTAGGTGGTTAAATGCTCTGCCTAACTTTTTAGTTACGGCTGCTTCTGCTTCTTTTAGGAACTCTGTTGCTCTCATATCTTGCTCAATATATTACGGAACCATTCGTTAACCGGAGGTGCGCTAGGAACTTGTGGAACAGGTGTTCGTTGAACCCAGTTCTTATCCTGTTGTGCTTGTGCCAACAGGGCTTTGCCTTGTTCGGCTGGCAGACTTGCCACAATAGCTTCCACACTGTCAATAGCATTGCCGTTAGGCACACCGACCAGTGCTTGTGCTATCTCATCCCAATCATCTGTTACTAGTTCGCCTTTCTTGTTGTCAGGTGTACGATTGTACAATCCTTCCCACGCACTGTAAACGTAGCCTTTTTGTTTAGCCAACATGGCCAACATCAACTGTTTGCTAACACCTTTGTAAGGTGAACCTTTGGGTATCTTGTGCTGATGATAACGGGCAATCTTCTTGACTTTAAAGATTGTTTCTAAATCTACTTGGTAAGCATTCTCGCCGAATGGTACACGCACAAATACATTAACACCTGCCTGTGCTGTTTTAAATCCACGTTCTTCAAAGTAGCTGGCCAATGCCTTACGTGCCAGTTTTGCTTGTTCTTTAGGGTCTTGAGAAATCTTTGCTGTTTCGAAATGTGCGATAACATCTGCTAGTTCAACTTGTAGATCCAAGTCACCGCTCCACTCTTCAGGACTCTTGTCAGGATCTGGTTCATAGGTACTGCCCACAGCTTCAGATGATAGGTTGATAGCAGATAATTGCTTGTCCACTATGGCTCTTACTTCGTCAACGAACTTGGGATTAATTTTCCTAGTGTCTGGGAATATAGCGTTTTTGCTCTCACGGAGTATCATCTTTGTTTTCCTGTATTCGTTTGATGCCGCGTTTGAATTTAGCTGGTTCAGCAGTTCTAATAGCATTTAGAAAGCGGCGCTCTAATTCAGCCGCTGTTTCTAAATCGTAATTTTCACGTATCAACGTAAGCAGATTAATAGCACTTTCAATCAAGTTAGTGCCACGACTTTCGATAACCATGTCTTTATTACGGTTAACGCCTAAGTCGCTAAGTTCTTGTAGTATTGACCTTGTGCTTTTTCTCATTGTATTACAGCATCCCTTTGCTATATTTACCGTTTTTAAAAGGTATACTGAGTTTTGTGCGACCGCACATTAGTCTGTATAAATACTCAGTAGAAACCATGATATGGTTCTATACACACTTACACAAGGATTATAACATGAAAACGCTATCAAAGCAAATGATTAGGCTAATGGAACGCTTATCCGAAATGTTCCCAGGCTCATCATATCAAACTCGCTTAGACGCTTATCTAAGCACCAAAGGCATTACCGATGCCGCACAGTTGGAAAACTATGTCCGACAATTCAATTCTCAAAAGGAATCTTATCTATGAAAAACTTTATCAATATATTATATCAAATTGCCGTAAGTATTGGACAGGCCCGTGCTGCTGCTGCCATGGCTCGTGCAGGTATGTATGCTGAAGCTCAAGCACTAATGGCAAAATAAATTCCGATAAATATTGGCATGAAATTAGTGTATATTCACGGTGCCAATGCTACTAGCGAAAGCTTCAACTATATTAGAGATAAACTGGGTCAGGGCATAGATATCAACTACGATAGTCGTAATGGATTTGAAAATAATCTAAAAGACATGTTAGTTGAGTTGAAAAATGTCAAAGACATAGCTTTTGTTGCTCACAGCTTGGGCGGCATATATGCGCTTCATATTGCCAATGCTATACCTGCTCAAGTATTAGGCGCTGTTACTATTAGTACGCCCTACGGCGGAGCAGAAGTGGCAGACTATGCCAAATACTTTTTGCCGTTTAGCAGACTAATGCGCGACATTGGTCCAAGTAGTTGGGTTATGAAGCAAGCCCACAGTATTGATATACAACATCCATGGACCAATGTAGTTACAGTTAAGGGACAAAGTCCTTTTATGACTGAACCCAATGACGGTGTTGTTAGTATTGCTAGTCAACGACATCATGCTGATATGGAACTAGTAGAGTTAGAGTACAATCATTATGAAGTGGTGCTCAGCGACGCAGTTGTCAGCATCATTAAAGAACGAATAAAAAAGTTTAAGAAATAACTCGTATCACTTTACATATAGTGATTGCGATAGTATAATAAATACATGGACAGCAAAATGCTGTCACATACAGACATTTACACACAGGAGATTATTATGTCAAAATTTGAAACACCCAAGCTACCAGAAGTTAAATTTAATAAGAATGGCTACGAAATCCGTACAGACATTCTTGGCATGGCAAAGAGTCTAGTACAAGAAGACTTCCAGGCCAAGTTTGCTGGTTGGGAATTAACAGCCAAGCGTGATGAAAAGACAGGTCAACTAGTAAGCACAGTTGAAATGCCTACATTCCCTGGCTTGGATAAAGTATTAGAAACAGCTGAAAAGATGTACAGCTTTGTCAATCAAGGCGTTGCGTATCAAGCTGCTAAAAAATAATTATATACGCTCCTAGAGCAATACTATAAACAAAAAGGTGTCTTCGGACACCTTTTTTATTACTTTATTCCTATCCAGGTAAGTCGTGTGTATCGTTCTTCTGGATCTTTAAGACGCATTCTGCTAAAATGTAGTGTCTTGTTCAATGGAAACAGCATTTTAAAATCAGGCATATCCCTTGTTTGTAGTGCTACTAGTGTACCTGCGGGTATACGTTTGAACCACTCATTGCCCTTAATATTATTACAACTGGTATTGATTACTAGACTTGGATTTTTATAGTTCAAACGGTTAGCGTCACCCGTGAGCTGTTTTACCAAATGTGCTATATCAAAATGATCTGCTACTCGGGCTGCATCATCTACAACTTTAGGATCTATGTCCACGTTTAACAGTTGATTAAATTTGATTCCTTGATTAACCAACGCTGGTCCCATATTACCATACCAACTGCCCAAGTTGTAAATCTTATCATGCTGATCATATTTGAGCCGTTTAAGTTCTCTTGCCAGATGCAGTTTACTCATAAGCAAATCATCTGAACAACTTCCCTTTAACGTTAATGGGCTCGATTCTGATATCATAGGTTAGTCAGCAGATTTGTTTTTGTCTTTTTCGGTGATTGGTCCACCCGTGACCCATGCCTTACAACTACGTTCGCCTGCACACTTAAAGTGTAGGAAGTTACAGTAGCCAAGGTCGGCCAAGTTGATACTGGCATTGGCATCTACGCCAGCCTCATCGCCTTTTATGCCTGTGCTGATACACGCTCTCATACTGTCGCTGACATCGAATGCTGCACAGTTTCCACACAGCATAGTCTTAGCAGTGGCTGTGGACACATTAAACATCTTAGCGCTTTTAGTCCAATAGTCTTCAGCTTGCTCAGGATTAGCAGGACCGTAGTGATATTCATCTATGGCCTTCTGTCGATTCTTTAAGTTAACATCGATGTCGTGTGTGGCAATAGGACAGCCTTTGTTGGCTGCTTCTACAATGTTGATATACTTGCGATACATTATAATAATCTCTCTGCTATGATGTTGTAGCCTGTTGTGCTACCGTTATCGCTACGCATAAATGTCACACGATAGATACGGCCTAGATTCTTATCCTGTAGTGTGACAGTGACAGTATCGCCTGCGGCGTTCATTGCGGCAAAAGAGTATAAACTAACCCAAGCATTGTTTGGCACTAGATTACCAGTGCTACCTGCTTGTCCCACAGCCTGTCCACTAATAGCGGCTACTGCTGTCCAAGCACTGTTCTTTGTCTGCCCAGATACATTACTAATAATCTGTGGGTATATGCCGCCACTATTGCTTACACGGAAGCGATAGTCGTCAATAGTAAGTTCAGTGTCTATTGCTGAGTTCCAAGGTAGTCTACCAAAGCTAGGAGTTCTTGCTGTTACTACTGCGTCAGGGTTGACGTTAAACGCTGTAGGACTCATTGTTAACACATTGGTAAACGAACTGCTACTACGGAACTGGAACTGTCCGTTAGTTGTTCCGCCAATACTAACGTCAAAATACATGTTGTTAAGGCCGTTGTATAGATTGCGAAGAGCACCTTCCCGCGGCAGTTGTAATGCTACACCACTGATGGCCGCATCTCCAGCAACGAACGCTGTTGCGGCATTACTTGTAACACCTGTTAGTGTGCCTACTGATGTTAGGCTACTTGAGACTACTGAACTGTTTAATGTCGTGCCAGTTAGTGTACCTGCGGCTGCTGTAACAGTAATAGCCGCAGAGCCGTCGAAGTCTACACCGTTGATAGCACGAGCTGTGGCTAGCTTAGTTGCTGTGCCAGCGTTGCCTGTGATGGTGCTGATTGTAACACTACCACCTAATGCTGTTGACGAACCGTTGATAGTTATACTACTGTTGGCCAACTTGTTGTTGGCAATGCTACCTGCTAACATTGTGTTTGTAACTGTGCCGGTATCAGTTGTATAAACACCATTAGTTACTGTAGTCGCATTGCCGGTGTAGGCTGTTGTCTGTTGACTAGCATCTGGGAATGTAATCTTTGTTGTATCAAAAGTCCAACTGACTGTTGATCCCAATCCTGGTAATCCGCTGGTTAATGAAATACTAGCATTACCACTTGCGGCACTGATCGCTGTCCTAAACGGATCGCCTGGGGCAGGAGTCGAGTTGATCCAAATAACACTACCATCAATGCTCACTCCACTAAGTGTTTGACTAGCACTAGCACGAGTAAAGTCTAGACTTGTTGTGCCAATGTAGGCACTAGAGTAGATAGTTGGCTTACTAGATAAGTCCGTATAACTACCTGAGAATAGCGTAGGCTTTCCTGATAGACTATCGTATGCTCCATCGAACAATGAGGGTTTATTAGTTAAGTCTGTATAACTTCCACTAAACAACGTAGGCTTATTAGATAGATCGTTATAACTAATTGTGCCGATACTAGTTAGATAACCAGCACTAGCGTGATTGCCCCAACCATAGGCTGTGTCCCAATTTGTAATCTTTGTGTTGGTTACGTTGTAGGCTGCGTGTGCTACAAACACAGGATCAGTTTCTGTGTAACTTGATATAAACCCAGCACCGTTGGTTAACTGATTAGTGTTAGTAGGTATTGTTGGTTTATCTGTTAGATTAGTATAACTTGTAACTAATGTAGGTTTGTTTGTTAAGTCAGTATAACTGCCGCTGAATGGTGCGGCTACACTGATAACACCGTCAGTGATAGCGATGTTACTGCCAATCTTAACACCGCCTCTAACTGTTGCAGATGCAGTAGGTAATGTATAATCACCGGCACCAGATCCTCCACCAACAATAACACCGCCAGGTGTTTCACCATCGCCTATTCTTATTGAGTTAGTACTAGAGTCGTACCAAAGACGGTCTTTCTCGCCTATGCGAGTTTCACCATCATCATAATTACGTCGTTGAGTTCGAAAGTCTTGCGTAAAAGCCATTGAAATACCCTAGTTAGAGTATTTATCGGCTAATAAGTTGTTTGATTGCTTGTAGCAGACTGTCATCGGATGACTTATTTTCACTTCCAATGTTGTCATCTGCTGTAATTTTGTCAATTACTGGGCTGGATTTACCCTGCTCTGCTTTGGATAGCTCTAGCTCTTGCTGTAATGGAGGAACCATTACAGGGTTTTGATCAAGCTCAGAATCATCAGATTCTTGTCCTGTGCTAATTTCAGGCTCGCCATCACCATTAATCTTAATGTTGATAGGAATATTAATAGTGAATTCTTTTGCTCTCATAGTGTTATATTTACCACATATTAGTTATGTTCCTGCCAGTTTACTACACCCACAGCATCATCATTGTTGGTAGTGGCTATCGCTGCCAAACACCATATATCCGATACACCTGCTATAGTTCTGCCCAACTGTTGACTAAAGTCTACTTCATTGTTGCTGACCTGTGCAGAACCACCTTTGTTAGATCCTACAAATATACCTTGTGCTATAACACTGCCGCCTGATAGTGCTGTGGCAGAGATGTCGTACTCCACTGTGCTGTCTGTGCCTGCACTGGTCCAGTCAGCATTGGTCAATGTGGGATTGAGAATAATGCGATAGACAAAGGCTGCTTGCTGTAATCCGTAAACATCAAATGCTGTGGGTATTACAATAGAGTCTAGGGCTGTTGATTTTAATCTTATACAAACTAGCGGCCTATACACTGTATTGCTGAGATCTTTTCCCGTCAGTGCTGTTCCTATAGCACGACTTTGACTACGGTTAGCATAACCGCCTTCTGATATAACTGTGGAGCAGATTGCTCGCATTGAGGCAGCAGGCCCTGTGCTAATCAATTCATATCGCACGGGCAAACTGGCGGTGGTCATGTAGACTCGGTCCAATATGTTGGCATGATGAAAGATATGAGTTACAATAAACTGTCCGTTAATAACGAATCCACAACGAACTGACCCTACACCTAGCCATTCTATATCTGTCCAGAAGATTTGTGCTTTGGTTACATCTAGTGTGATTCCGCTTAGATTATTCTGGCCGCCTAGTCCGGTTAATCGATCACCATTCCAACTTGCTCTCGGAATCTTTTCTGTAGTAGAATCTACTGATCCTGCTGTATACTTTCTAATAACCAAGTTGATAGCTGTGCCATCTATTTCAAAGTAGATGCCGTTCTGTGCTCCAAAGTATCCAGCTCGTTGCGTGACTCCTGAAGTTGGAGTATTCATAACAAATGTCAACATGGTCAATAGACTCTTGCCAGGCTGATAGGAAAATACTTGTTTAGACTGGCGAACTGCCGATCCTGCTCCGGTGGCGTTCATTAGAATAGAACTTTCGTTAGGTAAGAAGGTCGAAGTGGCAGCACCCGTGTCTACTTGATCCCACTTAAATGTGTTGTCAAAGTAACGAGTACCCCCATCAAACAAAGTGTAAGGGTTGCTTATACGCAACCGTCCAAATGCATCTGAAGCCGTTGATCCCAAAGTTACTGTGCTAGTGCCGGTTAGTGTAGCATTTACATTACCACTAATAGGTATAGGATTGCCACTATCGTTTTTAATCTCTACTTCTGGCATTGTGCCAATGTTAACAGTTCCATCTACTGTAAGGCTACCGTTGTTGTCTGTTACCGCTACAGGTTGATTTACTGTAACTGTGCCACCTATTGGCATATAAGGCACATCAAGTATGCCGCTGGTTCCTACTTCTGTAACGTGAGTGTGAACGGGATCTTCAGGTGTACTAGTGACTGTTACAGTTCCAGGAATGGTAACATCACCAGTGATGGTAATGTCACCTTGTATGTTACTCAACACTCTAACTGCTGGATCACCGTTAGGCAAGTAATCCATAGCATGATGGAGATTGTTTAAGTTTGGATCTCGATTGTTATGTTGGTAAGACATATTAAATCTTCACACCGATAAAAATCTGGCTTATTCTGTTTGCGGTCCACGTGTTAGTATTAGTCGATCCGTAGCCCGTATTGATTGCTGTACGAACTGCGGCGTTTAATGCTGATGCATCATAAACTACCAGCACTACAATGTTTCCACTTGGTACAGCATTTAATGCCGAAGCTAATGCTGTTAGGTTAGCAGTGTCAATATAGGTATCAAACTGCGTGGCTGGTACAACAACATCACCGTAACTGTCCAGCACTACCAAGTTGTGTCCGCGGCCTGGCGGGTTTGGTGTATCACCTTGACGTAGTACTTCGATATCGTTAACAACTACCCTAGCAGGCGGTGCTGGTATTGATACATCATACGATGACGATTCAGCGTAGATCTTATTGCCACTTACATACTGTGTAGTTGAGATAGTTGCAGTTGTTCCAAACGCTTCATAGAATGTAAAAGGAGTAGTTGTGTTAATCCAAGGACGTCCTAGCTGTAGGCCACTTGTGTTAGGATTATCAATAACGCCGTTATCGTTATACTGTGTAGGCAACTGAGTAATATCGTAAGTTGCTCTAGCATACCCGTCAGTAGCCCTTTTGGCAGCAGCCAGGTCTAGTTTGGCTTTCTGTCGCAACTCTTTAGTTGCCAGTGTGGAGATTCCATTTAGTGCCATATTAATACTCCTGTTGTCCAGGATGCTGACTCGGATCTTTCACACGTAAGTCGTGTGGATGCTTAGGTCCGTTGACGCCGCCGCCAGCATGTATAGTCACACTGTCTATGTCAGCGTATTGTTCGTCAGGCTGATTAGCAAACTCTTGCTCGCGTTCGCTTGACACAAGATCCATAACTTGTTTAAAACGATTGACATCGTCTCCTTTACTCAAAGGACTCATTTGACCATCAGTGGGTGTTTGATCCACTTGATCAATAATATCGGCAAAATGCCTTAATAAATCAGCTGCTCTCATATGTTTTTCCAGTATTAGATATTTATCGTATAGTTGACATGCTTAACAAAAGACTATATAATAGCTTATGAGAATCAACCCTGGAGAAACATACGAAAGTTGGGCTAAAAGAGTCCAACAGTATGAGTACGGCTATGCGCTTCAGCAGGTTGCCAAAGGCGAAGATCTCAATTTGGTCATGGAAGCTATGGCCGCTCGCATACAACAAAAGTTATTACATCCAGTATTTCGAGCTCTTAGAGCAAGTCCTGGGGACACCTATGATCCAGTTGCTGCCAAGCTGGCCTACGAAAAAGCATACACGAACAGCGGCGGTGTTGCTGATCATGTAGTTGATGACTCAGACCATCTTGATCAGTTGGGTGACACCAAAGACTAGCATCTGCTTAGATTCTAGGCTATCTGCTTCTGCTTCTAAAGCGTCCGTTCTAACCAAGTCTTCCAATAAAGCTGTGTACTCATCTGTGCTTACTTGTCCTGCTTGATGTGCCGCTGCCAACTGTAAAGCATATTGAGCACGTTGAGCAGCTGGCGAGCTGCCTGCGGCTAATTCTTGTAATACTTGAGTCATTAGAATCTCCCTTGTACTGTTTTGGCTGCGATATCAGCTTGTTGTATCATTAGCTTCTTCTTGATGTCGCAATAGATAGCACTAACTGGTTGTGGCCTATCAGAGAACTCTTTAACAGTGGCTCGCATAGTGTCCAACAACTTGTTTACATCTTTGGTGTCTTTGCTTTCACTGTACAATTGAAACCATTGCAAGTTAGCTGTGATAGCTTTTAACTGTGCCGTTTGATCCTGTTTACAATCAAAGTTATGTGTTTGTTGTCTAAGATCCGTTACCACCTTTGCTTGGTTAACATCCCAGCGGCTGGGGATCCAATCTTTAACAGACTGAACTGTTGAACAACCTTGTAATAAAACTATCGCTGATAAAATTACAAGATGTTTCATTTTAGTTACACCAGCTTTGTTTAGCTTCGCCGTAGTACTCACGAGCAAAGCCATTGGCAATCAATCCAGCACGTAGGCTCTGTCCGTTGATTAGGATATCACCTAGTACTCGTCCGCCAAACTTGTCCCAACCATACATGGTAACTTGAAACTTGCCGCCTTGTGCTGCTGCCTGTGCGATGGCATTTTTAGTAAACGCACTAGCGGCCTCACCACGTTGTGCTTCGCTTGGACATTGAGCACGGAATCCTTTTTCAGGAGTGTCCACTCCAAACACACGAATGGCCAACTCTGGCTTGATCGGTGGCGGAAGGAATGGAGCTGCGATAACCACAGTATCACCGTCGCTGACACGCAGGATCTGTGCGTCATAGGTAACACCCTTAGGTGTCTTTTGAGCAAATGCCAGCAAAGGTACAGCCAGCAATAATAGTAAAAACTTCTTCATAATAGTCCTTGATTAAACTACTACTATTTAGTCGTAAAAATAGGAACCTAAGTTCCTACTGCTGACTACTTATCACATTATACGCCGTCAGCAGGCGAATATCTTATTTGATCTGTGTCCAGACACGTTCACGGATCTGTTTTGTTAAACTGTCTGGTAATGCCACATAGTCTAAGTCTGCGGCATCTTTCTTACCATTCTTAAATGCCCAGTCAAAGAACTTTAGTACTTCATCGCTAGTGGCTTTGTTAGCAGGATTCTTATACATGATGATAAAACTTGCCGAACTTACTGGCCAAGCATTAGGGTTCTTTTGATCTACAATACTTAATCCCATACCTGGTACACTGAACCAATCAGCACCATCTGCGGCTGCGGCAAATGTTACGTCATCTGGACTGACCCATCGTCCTGCTTTGTTTTGTAGTTGTAGAAATGTCATGTTGTTCTTTTTAACATAAGCATACTCTACATAACCAATCGAACCCTTGATTCTGTTCACATTGGCTGCAACACCTTCGTTGCCCTTGCCACCTACTGAACTAGCTGCCGGCCATTTAACTGCTGCGCCACGACCCACACGCTGTAGCCACTCAGGGCTTACGGTAGCAAGATAGTCTGTCCAGTTGAATGTTGTTCCACTACCATCAGCACGATGTACTACTGTGATTGCTTCATTAGGTAAATTCTTACCTGGATTCAATGCTGTTAATTTAGGATCATTCCACTTGGAAATATTGCCCATAAACACTTCGGCCATAACTGGTCCTGTAATGCGTAGTTCACCTGGCTTAAAACCATCTAAGTTGACTACAGGCACTGTTCCACCGATGATAGCAGGGAATTGAACCTGTCCCATCTTGTCTAAGTTCTCTCCGCTTACTGGTGCGTCTGTGGCACCAAAGTCCACTGTCTTGGCATTGATTTGACGGATACCACCTGATGATCCAATACTTTGATAGTTCATGCCTGTGCCTGTGGCTTTTTTGTAGGCTTCAGCCCACTTGGCATAGATTGGGAATGGGAAGGTAGCACCTGCCCCTGTGATGTCTGCGGCTTGTGCTGAAATTGACACAGCAGCCAATAAAATTGTTAGTAGTTTTTTCACGTAAGTCTCCTTGTGTGTTAGTTCTTACACAATTATTTAAACACAAAGAGATTACAATAAGATTACAAAATTAAAAACTATTATTGAACCAGCCTATCTTCTTGCCTTGAGCAATACGCTTGTCATATTCTTCCAGACTGCTGGGATAGCGCCATGCCCATACAGCAACCATGGCCATAAAGATGCCTGTGTAAATAACACCTTTAATTGGCACACTGCCAAAGTACATTATTGCTAGACTAACACTCATACTGGCCAACATAAAGAACTTTAGTTTCAAAGGAAACACACGCTTCTGTCCCCAGTTGGTTATAAAAGGACCAAACGTTTTATGATTCATAATCCATGCGTGCATACGGGGACTGCTTTTGGCAAAGCAATAGGCCGCAAACACCACAAAAGGACTATAGGGGATGCCAGGTGTGACAACCCCTATATAGGCAAAACCTAAACTAATAAAACCTAAGATTTTCCAAAAAAACTGTTTCAAGCTAAGTACTCCAACCAACTTTCGTGTTTGACGTTGAATGGCAACTTCTTACGCTTGTTGACCAGTTCATAGAAGTCTGGCTTGTATGGCTTGTATCTAGGCTTCATCTTGGTACTTGCGCCTTTGTTGGCGTTACAAGTTCCGCAAGCCGTAACAGTATTATCAAAGGTAGTTTTACCGCCTTTGCTGGTGGGCATAACGTGGTCCAACGTACAGTCTTTCTTCTGTAAGTGTTTTTCACAGTAGGCACAGATGTACGAGTCACGGAGATACACGTTGCTTCTAGAGAATCTAACAGTAGTCTTGGCCTTCATGTAGTCTTTCAACATGATGATGCTAGGCACAGGAGTTTCCCAATTAGCACTGTGTACGATCCAATCGTCGTGCCAAGCTAGTACATGGGCCTTATCTAAGACCATGTATCTAATGGCTTCCTGCCAGTCTACTGTAGAAATTGGCAGAAAGCTGACTGGTGCGCCATCGGCGTTGAGTACGAGCGTGTCTGACATTTTGAATATCCATTAAGTTGTTGCGAATACTGTATTATACAGTCTTCTTTGTATTTAATCAAGTATTGATTGTGCGAATTCGGATCCTGAATGCTCAATTGCTTCGGTCCATTGTGTTTGGCTGTCCAAACCAAATACTATTTCATGATTGGCTGTAGCTATTAGCCAACTGCTGTCGTGTCTATAGGGAGGATTACCCTGTAGTTCATTTTCCAATTGGCCGGCTGTCCAACCGCACAGCCCTACAAACATACGCCAACGTTTTGGCACATTTCCCATGGCCAAATTGGTTAATATATCAGCACTTGAACTCAAACTGAAATGCTCATTCACTCTCAGTGTATTACTACAACTCCATTCACTGCTATGTAGCATAGTTAATGCTTTAACATTAACCGGGCCGCCCACATGAACAAAGCCTTTGACGTCTAAGTTAACATTGTGCTGACTAGCAAACTCTGATATAGACATTTGGCTAGGCTTGTTAAGCACTAATCCCACTGCTCCGCGGGCATGGTGTTCTGTTAAAAATATAGTAGATTTTTCCCAGAAGCTGCCACGTACTTTAGGAGGCGCGATTAATAAATTACCTGTTAGGTTCATGAAATATTTAACTTTTTAGTTTAAGCAGAGAACACACTCTGACCTTTTACTTCGCCGCCTCTTGCTAGCAGTTTATCTCTATAACTGATAGAGCTTCTGCCTTTGTATGCGGCATCAATGTTAGAAGTAAAATTAACAATGTTCTTTGGAACACTTGGTAGTACAGTCGTCGCTGCGTTTGCTATCTGGTTAAGTCGAACAATAGGCAGACTACTTAATCTACTAGCGCCTCTTCCTGTAGGACCTGTAACAGGCTCAAACTGGAATGGTGCTTCGACTACACTCATTACTGTGTCGCCCCAAGTTCCCTTGTTAACACGATTTAAAATAGCAGCCATTACCCAACCAAGTCCTTCGACTGATCCTTCTTCAGCGCCTGTAACTTTAATTAAAGCTGTCCATTCTTCGTCAGACATCTTTCTACCGAGATATTTTTCAGCAGACTTTCTTGCTTCTTGAACCTTAGGATCATCACTCTTTAACAACTCGCCAACATCACCAGTTCCAGAACTAGCTAGTCTGCTTGGTTTCACATCAGCGGTAGTACTCTTTGTTATCTTCTTGGCCACTTCTGGTTTAGACTTTAATATCGCATTTAGTTTTCCAACTGTTTCAGGTCCAGGATCGCCATCAACTGTTAAGTTGTTGTCACGTTGAAACTTTTCAACGGCTGCTCGTGTCTCTGGACCACGGATACCGTCTGCTCCATGTTTAGGCAACGGATAACCCAGTGCCATTAGTGCCTGTTGTACATCTCTAACGGCAGGACTACGGCGACTAGTTGGTACATCTAATACTAGAGCAGTTGGACTAGCACCTTGACCCTGTTTGTCTTTAGTTGCTGGGGCGCCAGGTGTAGCACCAGCAGGACCGAGTGTGATACCAGCTTTGGCTTTAACTTGGTTAGCAACATCTTTATACACGCCCATTGTGGCATGAACACCGTCTGTTAATGGTTTGCCATTAATATCAATAATTTCAACATCGATAGCAGCTTTGATAGCATCTCTAACTTCTTCTTGATAGTCGCCGCCGTAATATTTGGCTAGGCCTGCACCGCGTCCAGGGCCGTTTGGAAACAGCATAAAAATTACAGTGGCGCCTTGCGCCTGTACTTTGTTAACTACATTGGCAACATTGGCAGCAATATCTTTAGCTGGTCTTAAAGGTCTTTTACCTTGGCTGTCCATATGAGCACGAGCAGCATTAGCGGTGTCATTTGCGCCTTGCGAAACCAATACTGTAGCACCCTTTGGCACTTTAGCAATATTTGCCAACATGGCGCTATCAGTACTACTTCTACCGCCTATGGCTAAGTTAGTCCAATCTTTGCCACCTGCTGTAGCCACAGCTACAGCATGACTGTCACCTATAGTATAAAACTTAGCAGCGTCTTCTTTAAGAACTACCTTGAATTCGTTGAATCTCATTGGCCTTTCCTTGTGCCGTAATCTGGCAAAGGTCCACCGTAGGCTTTCCCTTTAATCTTTTTGCCGCCAACAGTAATGCGGACACTGCTTTTGCCATGTCCTATCAAATGGCTTTTGTTGCCTTCGCGGGATCTCCAGCCTTGGCTTTTACAGCTGGCAAGATTGCTAGCACCTAAATCTGCGTTAGATCTAGCACTTTTACATAGTTCTTCGCTGGCTTTTTCTGTTATTATATCACGGACTTTCATGTATGTATTTATTAGCTTTCAAGATCAAGCCATTCATATACATTTAGCCAAGGCCGTTTACCTATAGTTTCTTTTAGATGTTTAAGATCCGCACAGGTTTTGCTACGAAAACGTTGTAGTTCTTGTTGCGGAACTGGCTCATATTCAAGCTCTACACCTTCTTGTTCCGCGATGTATTCGGCAATATCTAGAAACGAGTGCGGGAGTCCGCTACCCACATTCCAGATGCCGCTACCATTAACAGTGGTCATAAAGTCCGTGTGTAGTTTACATACATCGCCCACCCATGTCCAATCTCTGTAGACATGTTCGGCATTTTCCCATACAGTGATCTTGCCTTCTTTACGTGCTTGTTGGCGCCACTTGTAGATAGCATTGGCACGACGGCCGCGTAGGTGCATCCACTTGCCGTAGACATTGAAGTAACGAAAGCCCTGGACCATGATAGTGGGCTGTTGCTGAAATACCCAGCGGTCAAATAGATACTTGCTCCAAGCATACGGAGTTTGTGGATGACAAGGAGCAAACTCACTAAAGTCTTTGGTTTGTCCGTAGACTGTGCTACTGCTGGCATACTGTAAGTTTACACCATTGTACTGACAGGCAGTGAATAGCTCTTGACTGAATTCAAAGTTTTGTTTTAGTACAAGGTCAACGTCTGTATTGGAAACGTCTGCTATTGCTCCAAGATGTACAACCCAGTCGTAAGGTTTGACATCAGGAAAGTCGTTGTGAATCCATTCCCATCCTGTTACATCATGTCCTTGCTGATGTAACCAACTCATCATGTTGCGGCCAATAAATCCTTCATGGCCCGTTACTAAGATTTTCATACTGTTGTAAACAATGCTTTAGGTAGTGCTACCTTTTTTACTTTCGGTTGTTTGATCGCAGGTGTAGGCGTGTAATTCATAATAAGAATTTCTGTGCCTTTGCTTTTAGTTTTGTAATCTTTGTTGTTGCCGCTTCTAGTTGCGGCACTGCGATAGACACTTTGTCTATGCCAAGTAAACTTATCTTCTGGATAGAATACTTTTAGGTCATCAAAGTCGTAATAGCTAAGAGCAAACTTGCCTTTGATATTGGCCAGTGTGTTGGCTAGTTCCTCGTGCTTCTCTCTAGGAAAGTCTTTACTGTAATAGAACTCCATATTGTAGTAAGGAGGATCAACATAAAAGAATGTGTCAGGACTGTCATACTTCTTAATCAGGTCAATACAGTCCATTTGTTCAACACCTGTAATCTCTTTAAGTCTATCTGTAATAGTGTCGTTGGCTAACTTCTTACGTAGTGTATCGTACTTGCTGGGATACTTGCCTCCAGCTTTAGTTTCGGTAAAGTAAGGAACATTAGTTGTGCTTAGTGGTGTACCTGCGAACACTTGTGTTTGTAGATACAAATACTTTACAGCCAAGTCGATGTCACCTAGTGTAACCTTAGTCCAATCCAATTGACCAAACAGTTCCTGTTGGTATTGTCGATACAATGCGACATCACTCTTAGGCGTAGCAGTCATCTTGGCCAGTACTGCCGCAGGGTCTGTTCTTAAACATTCGTAAACATTAGCCAACAGGGGATTAAAGTCATTATAGACTCTAGTTGTAGCTGTTGCTACTTTTGGACTCTTTACACTGACCCATCCTGCTCCACCAAACACTTCAACAAACGTGCCGAACTGATGTGGGAACAATGGATCCATCCAACCTACATGATGCGCTTTGCCGCCGATATATGGAAACATAATTTTGCCTTATTTAATAAATGCGTTGCCTATAAAAACATTGAAGCAGGCTGTAGCGCCTCCTTGACAGATGTTCTTCCAAGTTACACTAAATCGAATTACATCCTTACCATTAGCATTGTAAAACTTAATACTCTGACCCGATGCCGCAATCTTGGCGATTGTTCTATCCATGTCAGCAAAGTTGTAAAACTCAACAGTTTGATAATCAGTTTCGAAATGTTGTACTACACAGTAGGATATATCTTGCTTAGGTGTTTCAGCACCTGTTACATTTAGAATACGTCCCACTAAACTATTTACTTCTGTAAGATAGTTGTTCAATTCTTTAGCCGCATATTGTGCGTAGGCTGTTTGGCCGGGCTTAGTGATGTTGGCTATTTGAGTATGTACATCGCCTTTTCTTGGAAACTTCCTAAGCTCAGTACAATAGTCTGTAGCGGTCTTAAGTTTGCGTCCAATTAAGGATTCTATAAGTGAGTAGCGTTGTAGCTTGTAAGACTCTTCAAACTCTAGATAAGGCAGTATGTTTTTAGACACACTTTTATAAAAAGTCTTGGCTCCAAGGTTCTTGGCTGTGCCACTACCGCCAGTCTTACTCATCTTGAGTTCAACTCGTTCTTTACGACCACTAGCCAATATCACATGAACATCGCCAGGGTCTTTGTAGTTATTGCCACCGCTCCATTCAGCACGGACTAGCGGATCGTTAGGATTGTCTGCGGCTATCTTATTTCGAATGCCGTCGACAATCTGTTGTATGTGTACAGATACTGGCAGACCATTAAGTCCATCAGTAACTGCTAGTTCGGCTTCTTCAGCCCAGTCTCTTTCGTGTTTGCCCATAGTAACTATTATACAATAAATTTGTAATTTGTCAACTATCTGCTTCTACAAGATAAGTCTGCGTTAGCTTTTCAATGTCATGTTCAAACAACTTGGTAACACCTTCAGGTATGACAATGTCAAGCCCTAGTCCTTTAATTGTAGCTTCTACTTCGGTAAACAATTCAGTATAGGAAAGATTCTTTACCCATTCGGTATAACCTCTTGTGCGGCCAGCCATGTTGTGTCTAAATTTAATTTTAAGCAGTCTTTCTAGTTCACGTACTTCTTGTTCAGTACCAACCCACACTTGTTCAAAACGTTCTTCATATGTTGGACCATATGTGTTTTGATATGTACCAAGTCGGCTACCAATATGTTTAAGAGCACTGATGCCAATCTTATAGGCAGTATTGCCTAAAGGACTGCCTTTAATATAAAATACGTAGTCTATCATCACTTGACCTTAAATTGAAGTTCTGGTGTGTACAGTGTGACTTTACCTACGTGTTTGTTATAAGTATGTACAAAACCACAGGTAACAATCAAGTCGTCGCCTGCGCTGCCGTAAGGATGAGCACGTTCGTAACAGGCCTTGTATCCTTCGTGCGTAAACTTACTAAGTTTGTAAGTGTTCTTAAGTGCTGTTCCAAGGTCATCGAAGAACTGTTGATCCAGTGTGACTTTGGCTTTTTCGCATTTGTGAAAGAAGTTAGCCAAACCAATCATAGTAGCACCGTAGACTTGTTCCAAAGGCCAAGTGGCAGTATGGAAGTCTAACGCTAAATCTAAGTAGCGACCTTTATTTTTAGTGCTGTCAAACAGTTCGTATGAACCCCACAGATTAGGATAGTGACTGATGTTGCCAGGGTCTTTGGCAATGCGTACTGCCCTACAGTTATTAGCTGTCAAAATGTTGTCTACAGCAATAGCGGCAGGGTCGCCGTAACTTACTTTAATAGTGAACGCATCGTAACCAGAAACACCTTTCTTGTGTGTAAGGTTAATGCTAAGGAATGCTTCGCCTGCGATTCTCATAAGATACTTACGAGCTTCCATGGGATCCTTTTTAATCATGTCAGCAGGTGCGCGAAGAACAAAACAAGGAGCATGTGTCCATCCTTGTCGGCTAATTGCTCTAGCAGTATGATGTCCGTCGAATGGACAAATCATTCCTGTTACAGGATCTTCCATAGCTAGGATAACACTAATTTTTCTAGCGTCAAATTCAAATTCGATTCCGTAAATATGTGCTGGGATTAAGTCTCGTTGGATCTCGCTAAGGATACCGAACTGACTCATCAGTTCCCATCCTAATTCAAGTGTGTAGCCTTTGGTGGCTCTTGGATCGACAGTGTTTGGAGTAACTGGGCTTGAACCAATGATAGCGTTGTTTAGATCTTCAATGTCTTTCCACGGAATGACTCCATGTGTGAAGTTCTTGCTCATTGTACGCATATCGATAAAACCTGGTTTGGCGTCGAATGCGATTTTATACTTGCCCAACAGTCGTGTTAGGGCACGTTGATTTTTGATTTTCATAAATTTTTCCTATAAGTTTGAGTTAGCAACACGAACCGTAGTCCATCTCGCATATGGCTATTATACGGTCTATAGGAATTTTAGTCAACAAAAAAGGCTACCTAAGTAGCCTTTGATTATCAAACTTTAACGATTAAAGTGTGATACCCATTTGCTTGGCTTTGTAGCCAAGAGCAACGATTTCACGGCTTGGCTTGCCCATTTCATATTCAGTAACTTTAACACCGTTACCAGCAACACGGCTCTTGGCATAAACTGCGTAACCATTGTGACGGATACGGCTAGCTTCTGCGGCAATGTTCTTGATACCAAAACGCTTGGTTGCGTCTGATTGGGTAACCTTCTCGCCATTGTACAATGCGTCGAAAAGTTTGAATGTCTTAGTTTCTTTGTTAATGAATTTCATGTTTAAGTTTCCTTGTTAGTGTTAGCTTTACTCGCTAACGTTCTACTAGTATAAACTATACACAATAGCAAATCAAGCAAAACGGTAAAATAGTTTAGATTTTAACACCCAAAGCATCGGCTTCTTCTTTAGACATGTGTCCTTTGAAGTTAGTATAGGGGAATCGTTTTTTGACTATTTCCAAGGCTTCTTGTAACGTAGTGCCCTGAGCAAGGAATTCATTTGTGTCAGCATTAAACAAATAAAGCACGTTGGCATGACGTTCAACTCTAAGTGGTGTAGCACCTGCTTCGTCTGCTTCTTCTGCCATCAAGTCTTCTCGTTTGTATTTTTCCAGTAGTTTGATTACACCATCTGGATTACTCAATAGTCTAGCTATCAATCTGTAATTGGCAAACCAATAGCCCAGCATGAAGCCGCCAAACCACAACAATAATACTTCAATAATATCCACTGTTTATGTCCTTAACAAAACGATTGATGAATGCTTCAATTAAACAATTATACTGTCTATCTGAGCCGTAGCGATTATAATGGACCCAAGTACCTCGTTGGTCAACTACGATGTCGTTGACTACGAAATGACTACCTTCTCTGGTAGTCCACTTTGATCCTATTGTAACTTGTTCCATAATTGTCCTTTTCAGTATTTATTTTACTGTCAATTCTATACTATGTCAATGTCCGTTGCCCCATTTTAGCTGCCAAAATGTATAATCTCTAGCAGTCAGTTTGGCAACAATGACGTACTCATAACCGTAAAGACTGATGTTCATATTGCGGCGCCACTCGGGTTGATCTACGGCATGACTCATGACCCATTGCCCCATTTCGCTTTGTTCCCACTCGTATAAAGGTTGTGCGGCATAGAGATCTGGGTCGTCGACATCGCCCATCTTAAAACGGTGTACGACTACAGTCTTAACTTCCACAACTTTATCATGGACTAGATTGAACTGATTCGGGTAAGTTTTCTGTAGACTCAACCAATCTCTTGAAGGTTTCGAAATTGCCTCTAGCTTTGCCGAGTCCTGGGTATTTTTTACATAACTCATCTAGTTGTTGTTCCTCTGCCATTTTCCTTTTTGCCCAATCTAAGATAGCCTGAGCTTCTACATTTAGTTCAACCGTGGCATAACTCGACTCTAGTTGTTTCCACATGTTACCATCATTGATTTCGATACAGTTCATGTTGCCATTGTATCGCATCATGCCTGAACCTACTGCACCTGGGCTGATGTAAGGATTACTTGGACTGCCGCCACTTACTGTAATATACCGACTAGGTGTTATTCCTTTAATCATATCATCCCCAATGTAATAAAAATAATGTTGCGTCTCTGTCTTTGGTAAACTCTACCTGTGCCAATGCTTTGAGTTTCCAACGACTGCCTGGAGGTCCAAATGTTTTAGACAACCAATCAATTGCTTTGCGAGTTTCGTAGGTACGAATATTTGTCAAATCTACAACTTTCATTCCTCGCCACTCCACCGTAGAATAAACCAATCTCGTTGACTAGCTTTACGAAAACTAAACAGTCTCTCAGTCATACGCATACCTTTACCAAACTCGCTGTTACACCAATCTTCCATTTCTTTTAATCGCTCTTCGGAAATAGTCTCATCTTCATCTGCTTCAATAACTATACCAGGAAGTCTAAACATTCCCACTTCACATGTTTTCATTTTCATCGTGCTAACTCCAATAACATCTGATAGTTGCGGTATGCTTTTTCCACTGCGGGATTTCGACTACGAACGACGCTGTCTTCACGTTCTCGCTGCCATACTCGTTTGCCTTCTTCAGCATCTTTTTGAAGGTACTTCATGTGTTCTTGCTCTGCTATTAATCTTTTTAGATTATCACTGGTTAAGTGTATGGACTTCATAGGCACTACTTGAGTTTCTATGTTGTATGGTTCTCGGCCGTCCCATTTATAGTAAGGCATTTGTCTTACATAATGACGATATTCTTTACTGTCTTCGATACGGCATTCAAACTTGTTCTGAAAGTATTCTTCACTGTTATGCTCGTCTTTCAAAAAATACGGATGTTGTAGATAATCTTTGTAGTTGTAGGCCATTAGTTCCACCTTAGTATAAACCAAGTATAATGTCTTGCGTGTTTAAAAGCAAATGTGGTATTGCCAAACATACTGTGTATTGTCCAGTCGGGCAAGCCTGTCCAGTCTTTAGGGCAGGGCTCGCCTATCCATTTGCCTTCACCTATAGTGTCACGACACCACTGTTCCATAATGCCGTTAAGATGATATCGTGTATTATTAAACGTTATTCGATTGTTGTTCACTAGTTCCATTTTAGTATAAACCAATCACGATCTTTTTGTTCTTTAAACCAAAACTTACGATTGTTCATGTACCATCGCTTTAGTGGCTCGGGTGTTAGATTCTTAGTCTCACTCCATATACTACCAGTTTCACCAAACGTATCCAAGCACCATACTTCCATGTCTAACCAGTTGCCGCCTTCGGGCTGTACTGTATAGTATCTACTGCCATAGACTGTGCCTTCGGAGCAGATTAATGCTTCAACAGGACGTTGTTGTATGTCGTCTATAAGCCGTTGGTAGGCGTTACGGCCTTTGTTTGTGTATTGATTTACCATAGCTTCAAATGCTTCTTGCTCGTGATTGGTCATGACCATTTGAGTTTGAATAGCATTGCATGTTTGTCTTCTTTGAACACAAACTTCTTGCCGTACTTGCCTAAACTGGCTTCCCAAGATCCTTTGGGAAATGTTTTAGCACACCAAGCTCGCACTTCTTTGTACTGTGCCATTTCGCCCCATTCGCCGCCATTGCTTTCAAAGAGGTTATACAAGTTAGTCCGTGACACTTCGACTACTTGCCAGTTGTGTTGTCTTACAAGTTTTCTCAATCGTGTTTTCATTTAAATCCTTCTTCAAGATGCTGTTTGGCAAAGCTGTATGTTTTGTTTTCTATAATGTATTCACTAAAGGCAATGCGAAACATGTAAGCTGCCTTGCGACTTTCAAACTGAATAAGCGGAGTTTCAGGGCTGTCTCCTCTATCGACTCTCAAGGCGGAGCTTTCATAGTAGTTGTGTATAATGTGCCAGCGTTCAAAAGGTCCGTCTAACGGATAGTTACCGCACCAGTCATACATGTCATCAGTAATCTTCTTGACTAAGAATCGATAGGTAAAGTCCGGAAGGTTGTTGCCTCCGCCGCTGTAAAAGTATTCCATTAACTCCACCTTAATGTAAACCACATGGCATCTTTAGGATCTTTAAACACCCATTGGCCGTTTAACAATTTGTAATCGCTCTTGGCATTGATGTGAATCCATTCTGCTGTTTCACTGTACCACTCTCCATTACTCAACCGAGTCAGTGGTGGTTCAAACGCCGGGTTCATGGTAGTCACTGTCCAGCCTTCCTTAGTTAATACATCAATCATAAGGTCATCTAATAATTCTTTATCTATTGCTCGGGCTATCTCTGATGACGCCCGTTCTAGCATTTGATTTTCTAGTGTTGTCATGACCATTTTAAAGCAAATAATGTGGCGTACTTTTCTGTGTAAAAGGTAAACACAGTATGTCTATCCGTAACTGAATGTCCAGTGATAGGATCAAAGGTTGCTTGCCTATAAGCAAAGTCAAAGTCAACACCCTGTGTCAAACCTTGATCCCTTAATGAACGCACTATGTTCATAACATCGTCTGCTTTTCTATTTAGAATAACAATGTCAACTGCCAACCGTGTGATCCTGCGTGAGTTGACAAACTAATTGAAAACGTTCAAATGCTCTACGCACATTTGGATTCTGTAATAGCTGTTCAGCTTCCGCCATCATGGCCTTTACACCTTCCTCGGCAATTTCTCTAGCACTGGGAATCTCAACGTAGTAACGTTCGTCACCAAAGGCCTTGGCCAAGTTTTCCCAAGCCTTGCGTTGTTTCTCAGTGATAGGCTTTTTGTGCGGGCGCATCTCACTGGCCTTGACCACAGCCTTACTGATTACATCTTCAGCAACACGGCCAGCCGCAATCATGGCAGCATAGTTTGGCTCAATGTTAAATCTTCGACTGGTACCGCCTGGATAGCACATGACAAGGTGATTGCCTTTGGGAAAGCTATCCATGTAGGTGCTGTCATATTCCGCAACAGGTTTATATCTGCGTCCAACTTTTTCGTAATAGATTTTTTTCATACTTCATGTTAATAGAGTTTACCCATGATATGATTATACATTATGTATTTGACTTTGTCAAGCCTGGCCTGTTTAGTTTGATAGCCTAAAACCACAATGTAGTGTGTTTGGCCCAGTTCTTCTACCACCATACTGACACACCAACCTGCAGGAGTAGTCAAACCAGTCTTACTGATTTGAATATTTTTGAATTCAGTAAGTACAATCCTGTTGGTATTGTTAAAGGCTATCTCTGTGGTTCGCTTTTTGTTTTCCGTTATGACACTGCTATGAGTTCTAGTGCTGATATCTTTAATAATGTCAACTCTGTGTACCTGCTCAAGAAGGTTAACCAAATCCCTTGCAGTACTTACATTATTATTACTGAGCCCACTAGCATCTTCAAAACGAGTATGTGTCATGCCCAATTGACTGGCTCTAGTGTTCATGGCCGCAATGAAGGCTGTTCTGCCTCCAGGATAATCATGTGCTAGACTTTCAGCGGCACTGTTATCACTGCGTACTAACATGGCTGTTAGCAATTCCAGTCTAGTGTAGGTACGTTTGGGCAACACAGTAGTCCATCGATTGATCAGCTGTGTTCTACTTTCCAAACTCAATCCAGACTCCACAGCTACCAAAGCAGTCATTAACTTGGTAATGCTGGCAATGGGCCTAACTCGGTCAGTATTTTGATTAACCAAGGCAGTGTGTTTGCTTTGATTAAAAACGAAAACACTGGGTTCTGCGTGAACAGACCCGGTGATGAGGGCTAAAAATAATATTAAATAACGCATAGGTTATTTAACCAATATATTCGTCGTAATCCTCTGAGAATTTACCTAGATTGTGATCCGCAATGGCCTTGACCAGTGCTCGTTCTACAAACTGATTGAAGGTAATGTCCATGTCATGTGCCATCTTCATGTACTGTAGTAGATCTTCGTCTGAGAAGTCAACTGGCACCTGTACACGGGTATCGTAGTCTTCGTGATTGAAGATTGCTTCTGCTTTTTCAAGCCAGTCGTCATCTGTTTCCAAATCCACGTAGTCAACATCGTCCCATGCTTGGCTCATCCAACTGGCACGTTGTTTGGCTTCTTGTGTATATGCTTCAAGATAGTCAGGGTTGATCCTGCGATAGGCACGTTGATTGGCATAGTCATGTGCCTGTACTTCGTACACAGTCTGTGTTTTGTTGTCAAAGATAACAGTAAAGCTGGCGCCTTCTTGTTCGCCGTCCCAGCTGTCTAATGTATAGGCATCATTGCCATAGCACTGCCAGCCATAGTTGCTACCTTCCGTAATTCGGTAGTTAACCAATTCCATCCATTCTTTCAATGAGATCATGTTGTTTCCTTAAAAGGTTATTATAGTGACATTTCAGTAATGCCCTCAGTGAAATAATTATACTATACAAGCGTGGGCTTGTCAACGTCTAGATTCCATATTAGTTCGTAAGATGACACCATTTTTAAAAAATTCAAATTTCGTTCTGCTGATATTTTTGTTATTTGATCTTTTAGTGTTGACCAATTATCAGTTGGGCGTTCCAATAATCTGTTAATTGATACTTTATAAGGATTTGGTATAAAGTTATTAGTTACATATTCTGAGTTTAATGTTGTAAATTTAGAAATTAAATTCATTTTAACAGAAGTTGGCAACACTGACAATTGCTGCCAATGAGGCCATCGAATCCAATCCCATTCCATTTTCCATACGGGAAAATCTCTAGCCATAAATTTAACAAAATCTTCAAGTTCAAAAATGTTTACAGCATTGACAACATGGTGAACAATGGGTACAATGTTTTTGTAATTGCTCCACCAAGATTCATATAATTTCATATTATCAACTACTTGGGAGAATTTACTTGGCCATCTATACCAGTCGTTAGTGGAGTACAATCCATCCAAGCTGACGCACAAATGAACAGTCTTACAGGATTCGATTAACGTCTTTAGTTCTTCATTAGGTAATACAGTGCCGTTGGTAGTGATGTGTAATTTAATGCTTGGTAAATTTAGATTTTTTAACAAGTCAATAAATCGTTTTTGTTCCATAAACGGCTCACCGCCAATGATTTTTAACTCAGTTAAGTTAGATAAATCCCAATGATCAAAGTTGAAGGCATTTTCAGTTACGCCAGATTTGGCGGCTCTCCCTGCTATTACATCTTCACTGTACCATTTACTGGAAAAGTAACTGTTACAATGAACACAGGCTAGATTACATAAATTGCTCAAGGCAACTTCTAATTGCTCCAAGGGCTCTATTTCATTTTTAATGGGAACAAACTTTGAAAGACTACGCTGGCGCAGACTTGTTAACCCGCTATTTTCATCTCGATAACAACTGTTACATCCTTCTACAGGCTGTCCCGCCAACATATCTGATCTTAGTTTAACCCAGTGTTCGCTGTTACGTGGATCAGCACTGTGTACAAATGTGTCAGGATCGGAAAGGTTAGGGTACCTACAACAGGGTATGGTGGCACCGTTGGGTCGTATGGCAGCTGATCGCCAAGGGTAAGCGCAAATAGTTTTTTTTGAAAGCATTAACTATTTTATCAATTCTTTTTCTTTTACAGTTACAAAAACTCGTTCACCCAAGCGTCTAATGGCATCCGCTAACTCTTGTGGTTGTTCCTTACTATAGGCCACTAGCGCCGCTTGATCAAGCTCGCTCCACACCGTCCATATTTCAGGCCTACGTTGTGGGTTGGCCTTGGCCCGCATAATCAAGTAGTGTACAGGCAGTCGTGGGGCGGGCCTGCCTCCCAGGGTGGCCCACATTTCTCGCTTGTCCCAGTCGCTGAGGTTTTCAATACACTCAAAACCCAAGGTGTCCCAATAGACTATATAGAGGTTCATCTACGTAGCCCCTTGATGTCTTTGTATGTAGCCCTGATATAGCTGACCCATTCCGAGCCAATCTTCATGGGTAGATCCAAATGGATGCTGACCCTGGGCCCCTCTAGTTCACTAACCATGTTGTCTGTATAGGCTGTGCCCACGTAGGGTATGCCCTGATATACACCCTCTACCCTATCGCCAAACTGATATCGGGGCAGGGGCCTATTGGCTTGAAAGTATTCACTTAGTGTCATGACGTTTCCATAAAAATTTAAGGGTTAGCCCATCAATGACACCCCGTTTGAAGGCTGTGTCAGGAGCCCAACGTACATAGGCCCATGTGATGCCCTGGGCCACACCCAAGATGTAGATTAACGCAATTTCAAATTCAGTCATAGCTGCCTCCACAGTCCATACGCCATGGACATTGGCTTAGTATAGTAGTTGAACAGTCATCCTCGCCAAAACACACAGGTGCCTCTGTGCCACGACGACTGCGTATTTCAGCCAGGATGATAGTTCTAAATTCATGCTGACCCATGCCCTTATTGGCTAGAGCGCATTCTTGATCCAATAGTTCTTGTATAGTGGCCATGTTATGCCTTAGTGTTGGTTAACAAGTACCAAGTTAGGTCCGGCCCCTCTACACGCACAAAGCGAGCACTTTCAGTGGTATAGGTGGCCCAGTCATACTCAGCCCAAGCTACCTTGACCTTTTTGGGAGTGAGCTTGATAACCTGTGCCAAACGAAATTCACGACTGTGCTGTGCCATCATAATAACCCTATCACCCACAGCCAAAGGTCTGCCCAAAAAATCTTTGTGTGTCATTGTGTAATCCTATAGCCTACAAACCATAAATCAATGCGTACAAACCAACGATGCTTATTTTGGCCCAGGGCCAAGCGAGCCATGCGATAGCCCGGTATCATGGGGATGCGGGTCACTGTCATGTGAGCTCCTTGACATGCTTACACACACCCCTAAAGGTGTAGCCCTGGCAGGTACACGATCCCTCATCCAAATTGATGATATAGGTTTTACCCCCACTACCAGCTACTTCACGGGTATTGACAGGTGTGAGCACACGTAGGCTAGACCCAAAAGGATCTGTGTTGACAGCTTGAAAACGACGCCCTGTACGGCTGAACTTGATGGGCTTCTTGAACCAAAATGGCTCTGTAGTGCCCGCACGTATATAGGCCAAAAAGCTATCGCCATCAATCAAATAGACATGATTGACTGCTGTACCTTCCGCCCACGCTGTGGTTTCTCTAAATGCCTGTGCTGTCATAATAGCTTTCAATAACAGTTGTTGCGAATGTCAATGCCCTGTCGGCATAACGAATTTCTACGCTGTGCTTCATGCTCAAAGTTGGGTATTTGTTGCCATGTTTCCCCGCAACGAATGCAGGGATCATAGCTTTTATAACCCAAGGAGGACTTTTTGATTGAGTAGTAGTCCACGGATCCACACCCAGTTAAAAAGACAACAGCAGTAATAAACAAGTATCTCATGCGTATATTATACACATACAATGATGGTTTGTCAAGCATTAAATATGGTATGAGCAACCAAAAGAGAGATGATGAAGTCAAGGGCTATCTGTTCAAAATATTGAACACAGAGGGCAGAATATACACTTTGGGCTTGCTCATGGGCATATTGGTACGCTTGTGCCGTAACGACTACAACCTATATCAAGAACTCCGACGCCGCAGTGAAGACATCAATAAATGACTAGATGGTCGCTGTAACGTAATAAGAGCCAAGTTATAGCTCTACAGGGCTCACACTCAATACGCCAAGTCCAATAGCTGTCTCCCACATAGACATAGGGGCCAGGACACATAGTAATTGAATTAACTTGACAATAATGATAGATTTCATCAATAACGGGATTGTTACTGGCAACAGTTACACATATACGCATAGTAATAGTATTTACAAATAGACCCCGCTGCGAGCAAGTTCAAACGTACACAGTAGTAATCTATATAGTAGCAATTCATATAGTGTAGAGAACTCACGTAGTAGTGATCCGTATAGTGTGAAGATACACGGAGTACACGCTTGAACACACTGAGGCTGCGAAGCAGCCAGCGTGAAAAAGCGTTTTTGAGCACCCTAGCACACAGTCAAGCACAATATACACTATATAGAAAAGACCCCGCTGTGAGGTTTTGACTAAAACTACACTATACGCACAGAGACCCCGCTGCGCGGTCTAGGGTAGACACACTATATACGGGAAGAGACCCCGCTGCGAGCAAGTAGCGTAGTGGCACTGTGAGAGTATTTGAACTATGCCTCTCTGTCCCACCCTTGACCAAAATCTTCAACGCTATGCCACGGTATCCTGATTCTTGATTCTGACGCATATTCTAGAATCACTCACACAATTTCACACTTTATCACACTTTTCAACACTTTTTAGTCTGATCGACCGCACTCGTTGACTCTATACGCAAGGTGACCTTATTCTAGATACACTATAATTCACTATAGACAACTATAATTCACCATAATTCACTCTAGAGCACGGTGTCCGCTGTGTTCAACTGCCTTATACAGTAGTCAACCGCCGCACACAGTGAATCACTATATAGACTATTCACACTGTGGTCACTATATAGATCTTTCACACTATATAGAATACTCACGCACACTGTGATATATACACTATACACTTTCAACTCATGGAACACACTATATGAAATTCGAAAGCCTTGCTCACTTGACTTACAGCACTCATCAGGTATTCTTATCAAGGGAACTAGAGAGGGGCCATATACACTGTTTCAAGTACGATCAACGCCAATGTGATTATCAAGTATTTGAGCCGAGGGAATGGGACGCGGGCAGTCATTATGTTCTCGAGGCGCTTCCCAAATGGCAGTGGGGATTCGTAGAGGATTCAGAGTAATCTATGTGGATAACTGTGTGGATAATAGTTGTCCACAGGTTATTCAAGAGTTATTCACATGTGGACAA